ATGTCGGTCTCACTACTACCGAGTGGGAGACTTTACCAACCAGCGGAATATTCTGTTATGGCTAATTCAGATACACAAATGAAGCGGCCATATCCGCCATTATCGTTCGTTAATGAATTCAGACCTTACATTGAATTGGTTCCCGCCACTGAAGTGCTTGAGTGGGTTAACAGTCAAATACTCAGTGACGAAGGAGAGCTACACAATCCCGACCACGGACATTTAATTGACGCTGCCATAAAAATCATGTGGGCATCATCTGCATTTGAAAAGCAGGGCCGCACTGTTCTTGGTCAAGTCGAGCAGGTGGCAATGAGAGCCGGTGGCTGGCAAAAGGCCCGGATGGAACAGCAGATGTACGAATGGTTTGGTGATGTGCCGACATTCATCATCACCCTGGCTGCTGATTATTGCGCTCAATGCTCTGACCTTGAGTTCTGCGCACTGTTAGAACATGAGCTTTATCACATCAGCCACGCAAAGGACGAATTTGGCGCACCCAAGTTCAACAAAGAAGGGCAACCAGCATTGAAACTGCGTGGCCATGACGTTGAAGAGTTTGTAGGTGTGGTTCGCAGATACGGCGCAAGCGTTGAAGTCCAAGAGATGATTGACGCAGCAAACAATAAACCCGAGATAGGTAATCTCAACATCGCGAGAGCGTGTGGGACGTGCCTGCTGAAACTGGCCTGATTAGTTACATTACGTTAGTCATGGAGGATACCAATGGCTGCACTAAAACCAGAGGTCAAAGCCTTCATAGTTCAAGCCTTGGCCTGCTATGACACACCATCGCAAGTGGTCGCGCAGGTGAAACAAGAATTCAACCTCACCTTGACTCTTCAGCAGGTTTCTTCATACGACCCGACAAAGGCCATTGCGAAGAATCTCGGGCAGAAATGGGTAGACCTTTTCAACTCTACTCGAGTTCGATTTCAAACCGAAATATCCGACATTCCAATCGCCAATCGCGCTTATCGACTTAGGGCGCTCGACCGTATGGCGACAAAGGCTGAGACCATGAAAAACTTTGCGATGACCGCCCAGCTAATGGAGCAGGCCGCGAAAGAGGTTGGCGATGCTTACAGCAACAAACATAAGTTTGAGCACGCTGGTAAAGATGGTGGGCCTATTCAGGTCGTCAACTTCACACATGCTGATTATGCAGCCGCCTCCAAAGCACTGGAGGACAAACTAGGCGGGTTGGATTGATATGGCAAAAGTTATTGAATGGGGTGACTTGTCATTTCTTGAGCGCTTGGCGCTAAAGCGAAAATCCTCCAAATCGTTTCTTAATTTTACTCGCATCTGGTTTGAACTGATGCAGGGTGATCGGCTACTGGTTAACTGGCACCACCGCTTAATGGCATCAAAGATTGATGACCTGATCGCCGGACGACTTAACCCGCGCAACCTGATAATTAACATTCCACCAGGTGGCACGAAAACAGAATTCTTCTCCATTCACTTCCCGGCTTACGTTAATGCTCTTGTTCAAGAGGGACAGTTAAACCGGTTCAGGAACTTGAATGTGTCATTCGCCGACACACTGGTTAAGCGCAACTCACGCCGTACTCGCGACATTATTGCAAGTAAGGAATATCAGGAGATATGGCCTTGCTCGTTTGGTGTTAATCAGGCTGAAGAGTGGGAAATACTTAATGAGCGTGGTCGCTCTACCGGACAGACAATATCACGTTCCAGTAATGGACAGATAACCGGTGGACGTGGTGGTTACTACGGTGAAAAGTTCTCAGGTTTAGTGATGCTTGATGACTATAACAAGCCGGTAGACATGCTCAGTGAGTCGCGAAGAAATAGCGCTAACACGTTACTGGTCAATACAATTCGGTCACGGCGTGGTGATAAGTCCAAAGACCACCCAACACCGTTTTGTTCGATACAACAGCGGCTACACACCAACGATGCAACAGGTTTTATGCTCACCGGTGGGATGGGTGTTGATTTTCATCACGTTGCAATACCTGCATTACTGAACGATCAATACATACAAGGGCTTCCGGAGCCTTGGCGTTCACTGTGCTGGGATACCGTAAAAGACACTGAATCAGTTGTTATTGGTGGTGAGTGTTATTGGTCGTACTGGCCACAAATGGAATACGTCGGTGACCTTGCGGCATTGTGGGAAAAAGACCGGTATACGTTTCTCTCTCAGTACCAGCAGAACCCAATGGCGCTAACTGGTGGCATTGTAAATATCGACTGGTTTCAAACTTACACGCGACTTCCGCCACTGCGTTATCGCGCAATTTACGTTGATACAAACAGTGGAAAGGTTGAGGACTATCTCGATTACACCGTATTCACGCTGGTTGGGGTGGGAGTTGATGGGAATCTCTACATTATTGACGTAGAGCGTGGGCGTTGGGACCCTGAAGACCTGTTGAAGAAAGCAGAGGAACTTTGGGATAAGTGGAAGTCATACGACCGCAAACGGCCCTGCCCAATAAGACACATGGGTATCGAAGATAAGCAAGCCGGGCAGGGGCTGATTACCACGCTGAAGAAACGAAAATCTATCCCGATAAAAGAAATTCCTCGTGGCGCAGGACAGAACAAGCTGGTCCGTTGCCTTAACTCTATTCCACAGATTAAAACGGGCAAAGTCTACGTGCCAGCAACTCACGATGAGACTGGGGCAGTAATCCCCTTTGTCTATTACGACGATAACACCCTCGCGGGTTCAACGGGCTGGGTGCTGACTGCAATGACTGAGTGTGCGGCGTTCTCTGCTGACGACAGTCACGACAATGACGACATCTTTGACACAATCATGGATGCAATAGAAATCGAGTTAATTTCCGGTGGCAGCATCGGCATTGATAAGTGGGTTTAACGATGAGTGAAAGTTTAGATTTTGGTAAACCCCGCATCAGGCTGACGGCTGATGGACTGGCAAACGTCATGACGGGTATGGGGACTGGTCGCGATCGGCGAATGCACAGCAATTTTGTTTACGGTGCAATGCAAGATTTTGCCGAGTTGGAAGCCGCTTATACGGAGAACTGGATCGCAAGGTCAATAATCGATACCCCAGTTGACGATGCTACTCGTGAATGGCGGTCATTTTCGTCTGATGATGCTAGCGCGTTGAGGCTTGCAGAAAATGAATTAAATGTTCAGGGAGTAACCCAGGATGCTTTTAAGTGGGCTGGGTTGTACGGCGGGGCTGGCGTTCTGATGCTCACAGACCAAAGCCTCAAGGATGAGCTTGAACTTAGTAAGATAAAGAAAGGTTCACTTAAGCGAATGCTCGTCCTCGATCGCATGTTAATCAGTGGGCAGCAATACAATGTAACAAACCCGCTTGCCGATAATTATCTACAGCCAGATTATTACTTGGTTAACGGTGGGGCGCTACAAATTCATCACAGTCACTTCATTCGCGCCCCCGGTTCAGCCTTACCGATGCGTCTAAGAATGATTAACGGGGGGTGGGATGATAGCCGCCTGCGCCGATGCATGGAGGACGTGAAGGATGCCGTATCCGCAAAAGGGGGCATAGCGTCACTGATACTTGAAGCTAATATAGACACGATCAACAGAGACAATTTAGCTAACGACTTGTCGTCTGGTGATATGGATGAGGCGATAGCTAAACGTTACAACACGTTTGGCATGATGAAATCCCTATTTCGCCTGGCACTGCTTGATGGCAGCGAGACGCTTACTCGAAATCAAATCTCATTCGGTGGCTTAGGTGATGTGTTGTCTGTGCTGATGGAGTGGACGGCGGGTGCTGCTGGTATTCCAATGACTCGCTTATTTGGTGTTCAGTCAAAGGGGATGGGAGACTCCGGGCAGGGCGATCAGAATACCCAATAACTTCATTACTCGTCATCTTGGGTCGAGCAGGGCATGTCGCAGAAATTAACGTCAACGTGGAGTAATAAATTATGGCTATGCACAAGTACGGTGCAGACGGTGCAAACCTGACTATTTTTGGTATCCCTATTGATGATTTTGGTGACACTGATCCGCCGATCACTATTGAAGATTTAGAGCCGAGAGCAGTATTAAAACGAGGTATCGGTAAAACATCTGTTCGTCTTGATAATCAGACAAGAGCGAAACGAGTCACAATAAACCTAATCCCCGGGTCTGTTCAGGCCCGTCAGATTATCGCTGTAGAGAAAACCGGTGTTGATGCCACATTTACATTCTCACAAACCGGCACCAGTGAATACTTCGCTGGCTTTGACGGCGTAATGGTGAGTCGTGGTTCGGCAACTCGCGCAGGTAGAAGTGGTGTGAGTGATGAACAATTCGTATTCGAGTTCGCTGATTCAGAGGAAACCTAAGCATGGGCCGTAAAATTGAAGTAACAGCCGGAAGCTCAGTATTCGAGGGGGCAACCTCCCCCGCTAAAGACCAGGTGGAGATGCTGCAAATCGCCGCGAAGTGTGGATTGTTACCAGCAATAAATGATGGCGTCACCGATATGGGATTACTGGCCAGTCTCGCTGGGATTGATTATTCCAGCCTGAATCGCCTGAAAGAACTGTGTCTGAAGAATGGCTGTATTGTTCGACAGGCTGACAACATACCGGTTGCTGAAAATCTGTTTCAGGACGAGGCACACAACTATCTGGTGCTGATTGGTAAAGTATTGAGGGAAAATATCGGCCCTTTTTGGCAACTCAGGAACGAGGAAGAAAACGGCAAAAAAAGCAGTCAGAACCCTCAAGAGTAGACTGGTTTCTATGGCGTCCATGCACCGGTGCGGGTGACGCCTGCCCACCTCTGGCTAAATGGTCTGATATGCTCGACGGAACCTACACAATTGAAGATGTACAAGCCATGCATGACGCGATAGACGAGTTGATTGATGTTATTGAACGGGCGCGAAGTAAATAGCATCTATATATTCTATAGCTGCTGCTGGCAGGAAGGGCAGGAAGTTGGTGAGGTATGCGGGTATTTTGCCAGCAAAAATAGCTGTCAACCCTAGTTTGTTGTTCTTTTTGCCAGCATTTTTATTGATCACTCAGGTTGCAGGTAATACACTTGTCTCAAATTATGCCAGATTAAGGTACGGAAAGTGGCCTCGCCGAAACTGAAAGTAGATGAGCGATTTAATGAACTTTCATCTAAGTGGAACGCCAATCAAAAGCTTGATGACATAAGTTTTATAATTATTAAGAATGAGTTGAGCGAGGATAAATCACTTCAAGCGGTATCTACATTGGCTTTAGCCTATGCAACATATTCAAAGTTGGATAAAGCTATTGAGCTTCTCGAGGAAAGCTTGCCACATGGTGATGCAAACTACGCAACTCTTTATTGTTCAATACTTTACCGCCAAGTAAATACTAGAAAATTGAATCGAGTTATTTATGAATTGGCAAATAACTTCGACACTAAATGGCTTACGTACCACGCGGCAGGGGTGGCGTATGCATTCGGTAAAATATCTTTGTGTAATGAGTTTTTGGATAAGCATATTCGCCTTCTCTCGAATGATGAGGGACGTGAGGCTGCTATGAAATACAAAGATGAGGTATTAAGTGACATGGCTAGCGCTTATGAAAAATCAGGTTGCACATCAGAACAATATGAATTGATAGGTTCTATTGTTGAAAAGATAAAATCCCAACATGAAGTTCCTTCTGCAAAAATTGAAGTAAGTGGAGACGGTGGTGGAAGTTATGTTGTTGATATAGATACCGATGATGTAGGCATGATTGTAAAAATGAACAAGCAATTAGCTGAAGCTATTTGCATGGATGAGCGGCTTGATAACTGCAATCTTATAGCTAGGTTCACACCTGATAGACACAAGAAGCCTGGAGTCTCTTATGTCTATAACTAGCAATGAAGTGCTCTTGTCAGCAAAAAATTGCTATTCACATGGTTGCGAAGCGGATTTTAGGAATGCAGTGTCACGTGCATATTATGCAATGTATCATGAGGCTCGTGACTCTTTAACCTGTCGCCCCAATTATGCTGGTAGCCAGCATTCTAATCTTATTGGTTACTTGAAAAATAAGTCCGAAAATAAGCTAGAGCCGCACGATACATTCAAAATGAAGTTGCTAGGTTACCAATTAGATCAACAGCGTAGAGCTAGAACCGATGCTGATTATGAGCTTGAATCATTAGATATAACTGAGGCGATAGCAAATGTTGCTATAAAAACGGCTGAGGAATTTTTTGATGAGTGGTTGGTGTTAAAGACATTGAAAGCCGTTTAATTAATCAAGCTACCTGCGTAGAACCCGCTCCGGCGGCTTTTTGCTTTCTGGCGCGTCCGTGCGCCAGTGGGGTTAATGATGAAGCGATATTTTTTTGAAATCCTCCATTTTAACAAGAGCATATCCTCTCTTTGACATTACTTCAGCAAACGCCTTGGCACTCGCTAAGTGCTCATCTTCCATTGCTTGTTGTGCTGATACGATTGTTCCGTTGCTATCGAAAGTATAAAGAACTCTACAGTTGAAATGTTGCGGTATAGCAGGAGGGTTTCCGCTGTCATCTGCTTTGCGTCCGAGGAATTCACCCTCGATTACTTTCAGAAATTCTACGGCTTCAAGAGATTCGCTGGCTGATAACTGGTTAATGTGCTCGACGTCGAAACGGTCATGAACTAGCCTCCAGATTGCCGGGTACTTCATACCTGACTTGTTGGCTATCATTTTTTCAACATACTGACGAAGTGGCGTACGCTGATCAGATGATGATTTTTTCTGCTTAGGTTGTTTTGCTGCCCCTGCCTTAGCATTGAAGTAGCAATCTTCCAGTTTTTCGAATACTTCCCATGCCTGATCTGTTTCAAGCATCTTGGCATGACGGGCAGCGCCGCGTTCTGTCCAGAGGATGAGCGCACGAACTTTTGGAGAGACTGGATTTTGTGAGTAGCTTAATGATACTCGCAAATCAGCAAGTTCCTTCCCTTCCAGTTTGAAATAGTGCTTACCACAAATGAAACGGTCGGAGTTACGCTTGTGGCTCTGACGAATTCGAATAGGTACGGTGCCATATAAATTCGCCAGCAATTCTGTGGTGATAACTGGAACACTGTTATGCGATATGCTTGGCAAGCTATCAGCAGATATTGCACGGCTTTGCGTGTTTGTTGATACAGTTTTTGCTAAAGTGGTCATGTTCGTTTCCTTAAGCGGTGCGGACAAATTAGAGGCCCTGACTGTTCAAGCAGTTGGGGCTTCGTTTATTCAGGGCATTTTATTCCGTTTCTTTCTGCATGCTCTCTCATAGCCCTAACGACTTCTTTACTAAATGATCTATCGCCTTTCTTGGCTAGGGTTTCCATTGCATCCTCTAACCATGATGGTACCCGCAGTGTTTTTACTTTCATTTCTTCACTCCTATGTAGTTGGTACGCATACATAGTATTTAGGTATGTATTGATAGTCAATAGGTACGCATCTACTCTATAGGAAATATAGAGGGGTAATCATGTCTGAAAGAGCATATAAGCACCCACAGGTTAACTTGCGACTGCCACTCAATCTTAAGGAAAGGGTGGCTGAACTAGCTGACGTTAATGGCAGATCGGCAAATGCTGAAATGGTCGCAGCAATAGAGGCATGGGTAGAAAAGAACAAAGATGTCAAACCACTAGATATGGCAAGCATTGCTGAACGGATTGCCGTATTAGAGAATGAGGTAGAAAGGCTTAAAAAAGGTGCGGATAAAAGGTAGCCATGCTGCGTGATCTAGGCGTCAACCGATGGTAGGATATTTCCACTTGTAAATTGTGTGGGGGGGTTAGTGATGTTGCTGGGATGGTTGTTTAAGAAAAAAAACAGGAGATTAGTTAAGGATAAAATACCCTCGACAATTTTAGATATTAAGCCGTTTCTGGTTGAAGAGGTGTTACGTAGTCCTGATTTTGATAATAGAGGAGAGAATGCGCTTGTTAAATTTTACACTGATGAGTGTAGGGCCAAAGATAAAAAGATGGAATTGTTTAAATTTATTCATCCTAGCGTTGATACTACAACAATAAAAAAACAGAATGCTATCATTGATGGTATATACCATAGAGCAAGAGCAAGAAGTGCCATAATTAATCGATATAATAAATTAATTTCATGTGGTGCGGAAATGTATAAAGTGTCAGTAATTATAGACCATCGATGTTGTGATTGGTGCAAGAAAAATAAAGATAAACGATATCCTATATCAGTTAATTTCCCTAGCTTATGGGAAGCCAATTGCAAATGCCACCCTCACTCGTTAACAGATTTGATAATACTAATCGAAGGTGCCGATTATTGAATGGATTGATTTTGGAATGTGGGCTTTGACAGCGTTTCAATACAGAAAAATAACACACTAATAATTATGCCAGCAGACTCAAGGAACCCGCTAAGTGCGGGTTTTTTTACGCCTATACAACGAGGTTTATATGTCAGAAACAATTGATTCCTTACTTGTTTCCCTTGGATTGGAAACCGATAAGAAAAGTTTTGATGATGCTAATTCAGCATTTAAAGGCGTAACCGATAATATGCTTCAGCTTGCAGCATCGATAACTGCTGGTTTTGGTTTTGATAAATTAACGAGACAGTTTGCCGGGTTCGTTTCTGAAATAGACCGTTTTTCTCGCCGTAATATTATTGACCCAAATAATGTCCTTCGCTGGGGATTTGCATATGAACAAATGGGTGGGAAAGTTCAGGATGCCATGGGCGCGATAGAGAAATTTAATAATCTGCGCGACAAAGCAAAGGCAGGTCAAATTGATGAAAAAGCTCTAAGGCAGGCTGGCATAAATCCTTATGACTTAATTAACATCACAAACCCACACGAAGCAATGATGTGGACATCAAAAGCCATGCAAGGCATGAATGCTGACCAGAAGAGGATGTTTGGACAAGGTATGGCGTTGACGCCTGTTGATCAAGATGTTTTATCTAATGGCCCTCAGTGGGTAAACCAGCAATTTGATGATTACAACAAGCGCGGTCAACAAATAACCCCTGAGGCTATAAAAATAGCTGATGACTACAATGACGCGCTTTTAAAGCTAACAACTAACGTAAATGGATTGGCTAGTGAATTAAGCGGCCCACTTACTGAAAGTATCACTGCATTGGTAAAGCGAGCTGATAGCTGGCTTGTTGATAATAAGCAAGGGATTGTTGAGGAGTTCAATGAGGCGATACCTTTACTAGAGTTAATGGCTAAAGGTATTGGGGCATTGGTAGCCATACGAGTTATGGAGAAAGGCGGGCGAATGTTTCTTAAATACCTACCTATAGTCGGTGCTGCTGCATATGCGGAGTATTTGTATGACGACAGAGAAAATATTGCTAATAGTGCAAAATCATCATGGGACTACAACACCCGCCATGCGAAGCGCGGTGTAGGCGATGGGTTGAAGTGGCTGGGTATCGAAAACTCTTGGGCAAACCGGAAGCAGGGTGACAGATCGCTCGACCCGCTAGCTCCAGTTGCTAGTGAGCCTGTACAGCGAGGGCAAAGCGCACATAAACCCACGGCATCAGTGCGCGACATGGAACAATATCGTAATGATCCAAATGTGTTGCATTATCTTGATGTGATAGCCAAAGCTGAAGGTACAGATAAATACCCCAATAGTGGATATAACACAAAATTTGGCGGGGGGCAGTTCTCAGACAATACCGATCATCCACGAGAATTAATGCCATTCAAACAAACAGACGGGAAGAACAACCTAACTTCGGCAGCAGGTCGCTATCAATTTACTCGGCAGACATGGGATAGCGCAGCCAATGCGCTTGGGTTAACTGACTTCTCGCCTGAAAGCCAGGACTTGGCGGCGATATACCTGATAAATCGACGTGGGCAACTTGATAACGTCGCAAACGGAGATTTCAGCTCAGCTACAGCCGGACTGGGTAACGAGTGGGCGTCGCTCCCATCATCCCGTTATGCTCAGCCCACACGCAGCCCAGAGGAGATGGAGAGCTATTATTCTCGCCGCAATACGCCTCCAGAGCCACAGCGCCATAGTGGGTCTGCTAGCGGCACCCTAACGAAGATAACACTTGCGCCCGTCATCACGATAAATGAAGCGGGTGATGCCGAAAAGACACGCTCTATTGTTGAGGAATGCCTCGGTGATGCATGTAACGAACTGGCCCTTTCAGTAAGGACAAATTCACAATGAGTATTGTCGGCATATTTACTAAAACCCGCCCAGACATCGGCGGGATTTTTTTTGACGCAATTTTGGAAGAAAGCAGCGAACTACAGACCGATGTTAGCGAATATCCGCTTGAGAACGCCAGCACGGCTAATGATAACGCGGTAACTCGCCCTATGTACCTGACCATGACCGTAAGTGTCTCAGATAACCCGATAAAAACACTGATGGCGGAGGCGGGTGAGTTATCTGGAGTGCTTGGCATTGGGGCTGGTATTACGGCGGGAATAGCCACATCTATGCTATCTGGTGGTGCGGCAGCGCTGGCGGGTCTTGGCGCATCCATTGGCCTTGGGATTGCTTCAACTGCTTCATCAAAACGCTCCGTGACTGTACTTGAGGCAATTCGTAGCAAGCAGCGGGAAAGCGCCGTTATGACTGTTGTAAGTTCAAAAGGCAGCTATACCAACATGATCATAACCAGCACTCGACAAGAAACCAATAAAGAGAATGAAGTTGGGCTTGAGCTGGTTGTTGAAATGAGACAACTGGTTATTATCAATAAAAATAGCAAAGCAGAAATTAACAACGCTAATCTCCCAGCGAATGATAGCGCAACAACTCAAGGGCAATCTATAGTTAATAGAGGAGAGGTGATAGCTCAATGAAAATTATCCCTCTAACTAATGGACTGGCTTATCAAAAATTAACAGTAACCGTAGGTGATTTTAATCTCTGGTTCTATTTGCGGTGGCTTACTCGGTACGGGTATTTTACTGTCGATATTCATGATGCAAATGGAACCCCAATAGCACTAGGTCGTGCATTGCACGTAGGTATTGATTTGCTATCAGGCATTAATACCAATATTGGGAAAATATCACTGGATGGGGAATCAGCCACAATCGCCAACTTGGGCGTTAATAATAAATTAAAATGGTATCCGCAATGAGTGGAGAATTGTTTGGTAGAAACTATAAGCTAACGATTAAATCAAGTGGAGGTGGTGAGGATTTGACATTTTCACCACCAATGCAAATAACTTTCGGCATAGAGGGTATACCAAACAATCATGATGCGCTTGGTCGAATAACCATTTATGGGGTCTCTCAAGAAACAAGAAGCCGCATATACAGGGAATATGACTCCATAACACTATCAGCAGGATACAATGATGATATTGGCGTTATATTTCATGGGCAGATAAATAACTTTGAAACCGGGCGTGATGGTGTAAATACGTACATTCGTTTTTATTGTCGCGCCCTTTTTAGAAACAGAGAGAATGCCTTTATCTCAAAATCGTGGGGAGAGAATACGCCAGTCCTAGACATGATTAGTGATACGGCTGAAACACTTGGGCTATCATTGGAAATAATTGGCGATTTTTCTGACTTACCACTGGCTATAAAGGGTAAAACACGGTGCGTTAACTCAAAAGACTTTTTAATTGAATTATCTGGAAATTATGATTTCAGTCATTACTTTGATGGGTCGAAGCTGGTCATTACTCGCCATGGCGCATCAAGATCGCACGTTATTCATGAAATATCTCAGAATAATGGTATGGAAGGAATACCGAGGTTTTATCTCCAATCTCTCGAAGTAGACGTGAAATTAAACCATCTTATAAAGCCAGCAGATGAAATTAAAATATACCGGACACATGACCAGTTTAATTTTAGCGACATGTATAACACCCCATATAGAGAGCTTATATCCAAGGGGCAGTTTACAGTATTGAGCATTTCTCATAACGGTGACTTTTATCATGATGAGTGGAAAACCACGACAAAGTCATTTTTACAGACGGGAGGGGCAGCAAGTGGCACACAGTGACTCTAAATTAAACCCCATGCTGGCGGCGATGAATGAAGTTAAGCGTTCCGCACTGTCACCCATCATGGTCTGCTTGCCCGGAAAGATAATATCTTACAACTCATCAAATCAGCGAGCACAGATCGAATGTGGTATTCAGCGAAAAATAGGTGAGTCATTTGTAACTATCCCAGTAATAACTAATGTCCCCGTTAATTTTTCTGGTTCGGGAAATTGGTCAGTATTTCATGAGTTACCAGCAGGCACCGAAGGGTTAATTCATTTTAGCCACCGCGCTATCGATACATGGATTGATCAGGGTGGCCCAGTAGCTCCGCACGAAATGAGAATGTTCGCGCCTGAAGATGCATTTTTCTCACCTGGCTACCGCTCTATGCAAACTGTCATTCCCGGATTGCCCGTTTCAGGTGTAGGGATGAGCAATAAAGACGGGAGCGTTTTATTTCACATGAACGACGGTGGAATAACGTTATCAGTGGGCGGTTCCAAACTATCTCTGACCGCTGACGGCATGATTTATAACGGCGTTAACTTCACTAGCAATTCAACAACAACACTCAATGGCTCTACTGAAGTGCAAAGCGGTGGGTTGAAAGTTGGCAGTATAGATTTTGAGAGCCACGTCCACGGCGGCGTCCAAAATGGTAATGGAAGTACTGAGAGGCCAAAATAATGATCCGTAACTTCAAAGATGGCGACATTGTTACACACGGTGATCACTTTGCAGTCGGCAAAGAATCCACCCGGCAGGCAGTTATTTGCCGACTTAAATTATTCCTCGGCGAATACTTTCTAAATATGACGGAAGGGACGCCGTGGTTTCAAAGTATTTTGGGTAAAACGTCTCTCGATATTGCCGCTGCTAACATCAAAGAGAGAATCATTACCACTCCCGGCGTAATGGGGCTGACAAGGTTTGAGTTTAACGCAGATATGCAGACGAGAAAAATAACCATTTATGCCTCGCTGATTGACATAAATAACGAACAATTCGAATTTTTGTTTGATGAGGAAATTATTTAATGGCAGAAATAACAAAACATGGGGTAATAGGAACAACGCTGAGTGAGTATCTTGACGCTATGCGCCAGCGCTATCTTGATATAGATGATGGGTGGAATATTAATCCTGAGTCTCCTGACGGACTTGCTATTGCTGCGTGGTGCGAAACACTGGCGAACATAGATGAAGCTGTCGTTAATTCATATCATTCAGCCGACCCAAACTCAGCAATTGGACAGCAACTTGACCGTATTGCCGCATTCGCAGGAATAAAGAGACAAGACGCGACACACTCGACAGCGACGGTTACTTTTAGTGGTGCAGATCTGACGCCTATCCCGAAAGGTACTCTGGTTAGAAACCGCGTAACAAACACGCTATGGGCGACGGATGTTGATACTACGATTGGCGGCACTGGAACAGTTAAGGTAAACGTAACATGCATGGATATGGGAGGGCTTGCAGCTAATAGTAACAATTTAACAATCATCGCCTCACCCGTTGGCGGGGTTACAGCAGTTACTAATGATGCTCCGGCATCAATCGGCTTAAGTGAAGAAAGTAATGATGCGTTTCGTATTCGCCGGAACGAGTCTGTTGCGCTCCCCGGATCAAATCAGATAGACAATATTTATGCATCATTAGCCAATATTGATAGCGTCAAGCAAGCTAGAATTTACGAAAATGAAGACAGTCTGACTGATGAAAATGGGGTGTTCGGCCACTCGATGGCAATATTTGTGGATGGCGGGGAGGTTGAAAGCATCTCTCTTGCTATAGCAACAAAGAAAAACCCAGGATGCGGATTAAATCGATATAACTCATTCCCAAATAAGATAGCAATAGACACCGTCACTCCGGGCGGGAATCCAATAAGTATTACTTTCTATCGGCCTGAGTTTATTACGATATATGTCAAGGTTGAAATATCAAGTAATAATAGATTTAATGACGACGAAATAAAGCAAGCAATAGTTGATTATGCGAATTATGGATTTAACGAGACAAGCGGATTTGCAAAGACGGGATTTAAAATAGGTGAGAATGTTGGAGCAGGTCGTATATTTACACCATTAAACTATATTGTATCCAATGATGGCTTTGTCAACTCTATTCTTGTTGGGAAAATACCTAATGATGTGACACATACAGTTGTTGACGTCAGATTTAACCAGTTAGGCGTTTTCTCTACGGAAAATATAGAGGTGGCTTATGTATGACCATAACAAAAAAGCATTATCTAGAGTTTACTGGCGATACAAAAACTCTCCGAATCTGATTAAGTGGATAAAGTCATTACCTGATATTGCCCAGCACTCGATTGAGGATCAGATTTATAAAATAAATGAATTGCTTGATATAGATAATGCAGAAGGTGATCAGTTAGATATCTGCGGGAGAATCGCTGGATTTCCTTACAGGCCGCTAATCAGAAGTGATTTTGTGTTTGTATTTGCATATAATGGAACAGGAGGTGCTCAGCCTTATGATGTCGCTCCATATAAACCAATAAATGAATCAGTGAGAATGGTCCCTCTATCTGATTTCATGTATCGAGTCGTTATTAAAGCAAAAATACAAAAAAATAACTCTATAGCAACCATAGATGATATTAAAGTTGCTGTTGATTATATATTAAATGTTAATTCAGTAGTGATAGATGGTCAGGATATGACCATTAAAACAATATGGGTTAATGAAAAGATACCTGCAAATATTTTAGTTTTAATTGAGCTTTTTGATTTAATTCCGCGGCCTCAAGGTGTTAACGCAAAGCTAATAAGATTTAACCATCATCCATTTGCCTATAAAGGCACATTCGACGCTCAGCCATATGGCATAGGCGCTTATATCTAATTGGAGTAAATATATGGCAAGAAATGATAGTTTCAACCAGCCGTGGGCCAACTTTCCTGCACAATTTGAACGCCCCGGCGATGGACTGATTGCCCGAGGCTGGGCGGGTGGTGCATCGGAAGATCCCCCTGAAGCCAAGTGGGAAAATTGGTGGCATAACCGAGTGGATTTAGCCTTACAAGAATTGCAAAACCTTGGGCAGTTGATTTGGTTTACCGATGCGCCCTACCAGGCAGGGGCAAGGGTCAATCATGGCGGTAATAGCTATATTGCATTGTCAGAAAATACCGGGGTAGAACCCACTGGTACATTAGATATCGGTGTGTGGCGCAAAGAGGGTGTGGGCACATATCTACAAACCATCAATAACCTCTCTGAAATTGCCGCCGCAGGCCCAAGCGCTGTACTCGCTGCTATTACAAATTTGAATTTATTAATAACAGTAAACCGAGCGAATGGCGCATTACAGACTGCCAGTAATCTTTCTGAAATTAAAGCTGCTGGCGCGGCAGCAATGACCGAAAGCTTAGCGAATATTGGTGCGCTATCGACAACAGGCACGGCTGTTGCTGCGACAAAACTGGCTACAGCACGAACGATAGCGGGTAAGCCGTTTGATGGGACGGCGAATATCTCAATAGCTGCATCCGATGTCGGAGCATTACCCCTCACTGGTGGCACGTTGTCCGGGCCGCTAACAGTCAACGGCACACATGATGCGCCATTAGGGGCCAACGGATTTAGAAGCTGCATTCTTACCCCGGCAAATGGCGGATTTACAAACCCGGCAGGCGTCGGGATTGGGCTACATTCCAATGGTTCGATTTACTTGTGGAATGACGTTTCGGGCGGTTACGCGATGTCAGTAAGCTCCACTGCCATTGGAACATCCAGGCCCTTAAATGTGGGCGGAACAGTTACACCGACGGATTATTCAAACTTTGACGCCAGATATTCTAAGTTTGCAGTCGGCCAGTCATGGACAAACGTCCTGCCTTCGCGCTCATCAGGAACGTGGTACACAAACAATACGGGAAAGCCGATTATGGTAGCTGTTACTACTGAGTATGGCCCCAACGCCGCTTTAAATTGTCAAACGGGTTCTGCTGGCACGATTGTCTCTCCGCGCGGCGGTGGCTCTGAGTACATACAACATAGCGCGACTTTTATCGTTATGCCGAATGATACGTACCGCGTTGACGCGTCCGGAAATATTGGGATTTGGAAGGAGCTGAGATAATGAAATACTACAAAGACAAGAAAAATGAAGTCTATGCGTATGAAGATGACTGCGCAGATGAGTTTATCAAAAAGGGACTGGAATCAATCACAGAAGAAGACGCTATGTTGATGACTAATCCACCGCCGACTCATGCTGAACTCATTTTATTGGCTCAGCATAAAAAGGCAGAACTTATTGCAGAGGCAGCAGAAGTCATTGATCCGATGCGTGACGCAAAAGATGGCGATTATATCGATGCAGAAGATGTTCCGCGCCTGACTGCCTGGCAAAAGTATCGCTATGCGCTGACTAAAGTTGATGTATCGAAAGCGCCTGACATCGAGTGGCCAGTAGCGCCAGAGTGATTTGGATTATCCGTTTAAAGCGGCAGGGTAGTATTGAGTAGGGGGGTGGTGGGCAGGGATGCCTATCAAGACTAGTACGGTGGATGGTTGTGCTGGATGCCTGGTGAGGCGAGACACAATTGGGACTTACATAGCCTATCATCGTGTATCAACATTTATCATCTTTTTGCATCTTGGGACGTGTGAGCGGCAGTTGATGCGGTAAGTTACTGGTTTAAATGGTAGTTCTACGCACTCTTAATCAATTGGTCGCAGGTTCGAACCCCGCACGACCCACCAACAAAATCAATCAGTTAGACCACATTGAATATATCTTGATTATATTCGCGTGCCATATTCGTGTCATTAAGATTTAATATTCCGTCTATTTGTTTCGCATGTTGAGTTAAATGAATTGGTGAAAGGTGTGCATACCTTCTCACCATTTCAATACTTTCCCATCCCCCCATTTCTTGTAATGCAGATAATGGAACTCCGGATTGAACTAACCCACTTGCCCATGTATGTCTTAAATCATGAAATCGGAAATCTTCTATTCCAGCTCTTTTTAATTCAGCCTGCCAAGCTTTATTTCCGTCAACTCTCATTTTCCTTATTTCAGCTGTTAATTTTCCGTTAGGTTTCACTGATGATGATATGTGAACAAAAAACCATCGATTACCGGCATCTTTTGTCAGCATATCTAACAT